ATCATCCATACAGTATCAATTTTTTTCTCTATAAATACGTTCTATTTCTTCCAATAAGACATGTATTAATAGATTCTTGATGAATTGACTTTCTCCGAATTCCTTCCCTAAGTCTTTTATTCCATCTATAAGACCATCCCAGTATTTATCAGAATCATCGGGTTCACTATACTGCTTAAACAGTTTCCATGTATATGTAAATGCCCTCTGGTAATCCTTTTCCAACAATGGCTCACCACCTGCCCTGACTCTCTTTATTTCTTGCCAAACGGCTAGGCAAAACAGCCGTCTCATGACTCCAATGTCATGCTTCCATAGCATTTCTTCTATATGTTTCTTCGTAACCTTTTTACAGTTTTTCATTAGCATCCATGCGTCTGTGTAGGCTTGCCAGTACCTCTTAAGTTGTTCTTCGCTCATACCCCACCGCCCTTACCGTGCACAAACAACTAAAACACTTATCATCACCAAACTTTCCATCATAGTGACTACATGTGGAACATGACTTTTTATTAGCCTCCATAATAATTTTTCTTAACCACATATGTAATTCATAAGTCACTTTTTCACCTTCTTTTAACCTATTTTTATTAGTTCGTATTATTAAAGCCTCATTCTTTATATCATCCTTTCAAAAATTCTTGCTAAATAGCTCAAGCTGCTTCACTGGTTCAAAATTCATCCACAATACTTCTCGTTTCTTACTACACACCTGGGAATAACAAATTGTTTCTTCCCTATACCATCCCTGCAGGCGGTCGTTGTACAATTTATTATCATAACCACTTAGAAGGACCGGCCCCTTATGTGCCAGAAGCGTGTCAAGCAAATCGTTCTGATTCTTGTCGTCCATCTCGAACCGATATTGTTTCCCATGTCTGGTACCTAAAACGTAAGGAGGGTCCGCATAAATTAATACATTCGGATAGTTAAATCTTGGTATAAGTTCCACAGCTGGCCGATTTTCTATCTGTACTCCACGAAGTCGTTCGGCCGCCTGCATAATCTTTTTCGGCAAATTGCACCAATCCTGCGAAGCGTACGAACGCTCTCGCCCTTGGACATCATTCTTCCATCCAACTTTTTCACCGTTCGTCCGAAATCCATGCCCCATGTTCAGACGTATGTAAAAATTTACAGCTCTGTCAAAGCTATCTGCTGGCACCGTTGCAAATGCGTCATCATATACCTTCCTAGCATATGGTGTAAAATATATCTCTCTGGCCAGACGTTCTGGGTCTTTGCGCATCCATTCAAATAAGTTAACTATATTACTGTCTAAATCATTCACAGTTTCAATATGGCTGCGGGGTTTATTAAATAAAACAGCTCCGCTCCCCAAAAATGGCTCCAAATAACTGTGGTGTGGCGGAAAGAAACTAATAATCCAGTTTGATATACTCCACTTACTGCCTGGATATTTCATTACTGCTTTCATCTTCGCTCCTTTGTAAAGACCTAATAGTGCATATATCAGTTTACAAAACCCTATGAAAACCTTGACCCTCAGTTCTTCTTAACGTCTTATATCTAAACCTATTGGGATATGAAAATTTTTCTTTGCTGTTTTCAAAAGGTATTCCTAAAATACATGAAAGTTCTTCATATTCATCAGAATCATCACAATTCCTGTAATAATGATTGACTATGACATCTTCGTGATACATTCTTTCTTGCCTTTTTAATTCTTTATAGGACATTACATATCCCCATATTTCTTCACAATCACTTTCGTATGAAATCTTCTTTTTCTTTTTTCGTTTATTCAAATTTCCACTCTCTCGCTTCTTCTGAAATTTTAATCTACCCTATCAAGGGCAATGCGATAGTTTACAGTATCTTTTTCTATCCCTATGTACTTCCGACCCAGCTCCTGGCAGGCCACACCTGTTATATTGCTCCCCATGCAGCTATCTAAAACCGTATCCCCAGAATTGGTGTATGTACGGATAAAATACTTACATGCCTCTAATGGTTTTTGGGTCGGATGCAGCCTCTCACGCTGTGTATCCCATTTAAACCGTAAAACATCGCGAGGATAACGCTCTGTGCTCCCTCCTCCTGATATGCCAGTTCGTGTCTTACCATAATTGCTGCCATCGCTTACATGCTTGGTATAGCTGTGTACTGGACTATGTCCGGTTGTTATCTGCGGATTATAAGTGGGCAGGTGCTTATAAAATATCAGTACATTCTCATGGCACTTCATCGGCATTTTAGCAGCATTCAGATGTCCAGTACCCTTTGTTTTTTCAATAATCCATTCATACCTGTACATTTTCAGGTTACTGCAGGCGAGCACCTTATCAAACGGTGACTGTGCCCAAAGAGCTATACACCCATTGTTTTTAATAATCCGGCTGTAATGCTCCCACAACCGTTTAAGGTCAATCATGCAATCCCAGCCATTGCGGGTTGTCCCATAGGGTAAATCTGTAAAAATCATATCTATGGATTTATCTTGTATGCCCGGAAGAATGTCCAGGCAATCTCCTAAAAATAATTCCATGCGTTCAAGGGGCCGCTGCAGCTTTCATCCGGATAGCCCGGCCTCCTTCCTTAATCACTCAATCTTTAATATGTCCATTTAGCAGCTGACGAATATCGTCTGGAACGAATGTACATTCTTCGTTGGCATCCTGACAACGACATCCGACATTATCGCCATATTTTCCGCACAGATACTGATTTAAACAGGCATCACAATCATTATCTTTGTTGTAATATTCATTAAAACTGTCCATAACTCTCCTTCCTAAATTTCAGTTTTGTTGTGTAATAATACTTATCGTTACGCAACATTATCATTTAGATACTTGTCCAGGGCCTGCCGGATTACCCAGCTTATGGCCCTGTCCTCCTTCTGGCAGAAGGCGGTTACCCGTTTCAGTTGTTCCGGGTCCATGCTTATATTCTGCCGGATATACTTTTTATCGGTTTCTTTCTTCGGTCGTGCCATACTTCTGCCTCCTTCCGCGTATAGATACACAATTTTTTGTTTATATCAGTTCGTGTGGATTAAAGCTTATGCCCGCAGTACGGACAATACGCAATTCCATCCGCTGTATTTCCGTGTTTTTCGCTCCACCTCACCCAGTACCAATGTAAATCACTGAGCTGTTGGACAGCGATTTGTTGCTTTTTCAAACCCGCATTATATTTTTCCAGCACTTTGCACTCGTGGCTCTCTATTACTTCCATAGGTCTGCTCATAATCTTCCCTTCCTCCGTCAAATGTTTCGTACTATATAAGAGTAGGGAAAGAACCCCTATTCTTATTTTTTTTGTTATGATGAGTCTGATTGGTTAACGGCCTAAATGTGGGACATAGCTCCCGAAATTAAAAGTGTTAACCATCACTCATTATCACTAATTCGATTAAGCAAGTTGGGATTCGCTTCCGGGTAACTAACGAAAATGAATTGATAACTGAGTGCTGGACCCAATCATACTAATTCACAAAGGAGGAACCCCGTATGTTAGCTGTAGGTATTGATGTATCTAAATCCAAAAGCACTGTTGCAATTATTCGCTCTGATGGGACTGTTCTGTCAAAGCCACATGACTTTTCACATACTATCAGCGATATTACTCAACTCACAGCCTTAATTCATTCATACCAAGAAGAGACTAAAGTCGCTTTGGAATCAACTGGACATTACCACTATCCCATTCTTAAAGCTCTGCTTGAAGCAGGATTCACCGTATTCGTGATTAATCCATTCCTGGTTAAAAAGTTTATGGACAACAGTATCAGAAAAGGAAAGACTGATAAAAAGGATGCTGTCCGCATTGCACATTTTGTGTTAGAAAAGTCATATCAGTTAAGGCCTTACAGCCCTACCGACCAAAAGTATGAGGACCTAAAATTTCTGTCCAGACAATACAGTCAAAGCGTTTCTATGAAAGTCAAAGCCAGAGTCCAACTCTCCAATCTGTTAGATGAAATCATGCCTGGTATTCAAAATATCATTCCTATCTCATCCAGATACCTGGAAAACACGCTTTTCTTCGACTTCGTAGAAAAATACCAGAGCTATGAAAAAATCTCTCAGATGGGTGAAAAACGGTTTGTAAATAGTTACATCGCTTTTGCCCAAAAACACCGATGTAGGGGTTCTCAAAAGAAAGCTCTTGCGATTTATCAAGCCGCCTCTGATGGCATTATCACCCGCAGCCCCGATGTTACCACTTCTCTTGCGTTATCTCAGTGCCTGTTAATGTTAAAGCAAGCCAGCTCCTCAGCCGATTTGTTACTGCGACAAATGCAGTCTATCGCTTATACAATGCCAGAGTATTCCATTGTCCGTTCCATGTATGGCGTTGGAGACCGCCTGGCCCCTATCCTGATTGCCGAGATTGGAGATGTACGGAGGTTTACCAGTGCTAAAGCACTTAATGCTTACGCCGGTAATGATGCACCTCCTTATCAGTCTGGGCAATTCGAAGGGACCAATCGGCATATATCAAAACGTGGCTCAGCCTACTTGCGTAAAGCCTGCTATGAGGTCATGCACTCACTCAAGGTACATAAGCCCGAGAATGACCCTGTTTACCAGTTCATCATCAAGAAAGAATCTGAAGGTAAGCACAAGACTGTAGCCAAAATGGCTGGTGTTAATAAGTTTTTGAGAATTTACTACGCAAGAGTGATGGAACTTTATAAATAACCTACATCTCTTTTTGCATCGCCTCTGTGATGTTTATTAAAGTTACCCTTTTTTACTATTCAACTTTTTTCAAAAACTGCTTGACATTTATTAGCAAGTTTTAATAGTGTGTATTTCAGTTTAACTATTCTTCTCTATGGCAAGTATTCGTCAATTTTTTGTATACATCTTCGTATAATTCCTGTTTGTCCCCATTATACGTATACTCAGCATAAATACCGTCTCCACTAACCGAAGTTGAAGCTAAACACTTGTAGTTCTGTAAAGTCTTGCAAGCCCATACAATATAAACGTCATCCAAATCAATGCGTGTGCCTTTTGTCTCCACGTCACAGTTATACCAATCTACAAGTTTTCTTTTGCATACACTTTCAAAATGTTTCATTCCTGTTATAATCATATTTCCTGCTTTCTCCGACACTTGGCAGTCGGCAGCCAAATGCTAATTCAAGACTATGGGAAGAAACTGAAACATCCACGCCTCATCCATGATAGACACAATGTTCCCATCCTCATTAATAGCCAAAATCTCAAGTATTTTAGGCTTAATAATAGTCTCTCTATTTTCCCACGTTCCTTCCGGCATCCTTGCTTCCATAAGCGCTACTGCATTTAATACCTTGTCTCCGTGGATTACCTTAAATCTGCTCAAATCAATTCCCATATGTTTTCCTTTCCTCCGGTTCTCCCGAAAACCTTAAGTTAGGCAAGTAAGCGATACCAGCGTGTTTTCATTTCAGCTGGAATTTCCTGCCCTCTGTTTCGTTCTCCCGTCCAATGGGTTCCCCCAGCTTCCCCGTCACATACAAAACCGCTGGCCTTTAGACTGGTTCCCAGCTCACTCTGTAAAATATAGGTGATAATCTTACGGTATCCCATATCCTTCGCAATCCGGCAGCACGCCCCATATAACATACTACATGCGTTGTATGTGCCGTCTGTACATAGCCTGTTTATTTCACAGGTAAGGCCATCGTCCAGGTATCGGCTTACTGGTCTGCCACATACAGCACAGCCAATAAGTTTCTCCCCCTCATACAGCCCAACGGAAAACTTATGTCCAACCGTAGCTTTATGATGGCGATGAAAGCGGTTAATAAAGTCGCTGGCCTGCCGGAATGTTATTGGCTTGATTTCCGTATCAATCACTCCCTTCCTACGGAAAATAACGATTTGCTAATATCTATTCAGCATAGTAATAGCAATCCCCAGTGCATTCCTCACACCCTTCCGGGCATTCGTCTATGTCCAAAGGATTTCTTTTTTGTTCATCTGCCGTACAATGCGCCGTATCTGGTAGGCAGTATACTTCCACCCCATCTTGCATCATATACAACTTAAGCGCTCCCTTTCGATACCGGTGTCTGGAACCGGCATGGCATGTCCAGGTAGCACCGGGCCTCCACCAACGGCGCCCCCTCCCCCACTATGAGCGGACACCATCCTGGCCTTCCACGAAACACATCTGGTATGTCTTTGTGTTCTTTGGCCTTACACTGCTTATCAATGGAGCAGCATGGGCAATCATAGCAGCTATCTGGCATATTTTTTATTTCTAACATTGCTTTCATCCCTCTGCCTCCTCTGCTATATAAGATGCAGGCGTTCTATACTCCATCCATGCAATCACCTTATCTTTGACTGGTTTCTGATTTGCATAAAGAAATTCGCCTTTAAATTTGTCATACCTTACCTCGACTGTACGTGAATAACCGTTGGGATATTGAATACTAATCCAAAGTCTATCGCTTGTGTATGTCTCTGGTAATTCCTTTTCTACTGGAGTCCACTTATGTAGCAGATTTTCTATTTCCTTCGGATTCACGCCCGTATTCTCATAATCCATAAGTGTTTCCCGTAGGTCTGCCATTGCCCACATAAGGCGGTATACCAATGCAGTGCGACCATCTGGGTCATTGATACCATATTGCAGGTCGTCCATGAGGATGTCAGACAATGCTTCATTGTCCTCCGGCAGTTCGCTTGCCCCCTCTGCCTCGCTGAATTTGCGAATGAAGTCCCGCAGATCCATATCCGAATCATAGTCTCTGTACCATGCCCACCTGTCCTTTGCATACATGCAATTATGTGCCAGCTCTACCATGTTCATTTCACAGGCAGGCTTTTCTATTGTCGTTCTTTTCATCCCTATGCCTCCTCCGGTTTTCCACACCGCTCAAATTCTATCACCCATACCCAGGGGTTGGCGGTCCATCCATAACAGTCAATATTTAACTTGTCAACCGTAGAATCCCATAATTGCGAAAAAGCATATTGCTTTTCCTGCCCATTCAATACATGAGGAAACTCTGTTTTAACCCCTTCCTTTTCTATTTGGTCGAGTGTTATCTTCTGCAACCTCTCCACCCTCACATCTGTCACTTTTAGCCAGATGCGAGCTGCTTCCTTTGGCATATGGATTGATGGGTGCCACTTATGCATTGACGGCGGAAACGTATCGTCTTCTGTGGTTCCGTAGTCTGTTCGATATACAAAACATCCTGGTGCTCCTTTATATTTATCCGGCGCCGGAGTATTACACGCATTTGCACATCTTGTACAAGGATTAAATCCCCATGTTTCCCGAACATACAGGATATCTCCCAGTCTATAATAGGGTTCTTTTACTCTAAGCCCCGTTTTTTTGTCGAATAAACCAGGACCAAGCCCGCACAAACCTGCATACATTGAGTCGTCTGTGTCCTTAATTACTCTCCGCGTGACTGTTTTGCGCCTTTCCAGGATTGCCCGAACCATGTCACTGTTAAATAATATCGGTCTTACCATGACCTGCTCCTTCCTCCGCTAAATATGTGTTTAATCAAACGGTATTTCCCCTTGTACTGCAATAAATCCAGTATCAGTCTTATTCCATCCATATATTTTCGTTTCGGATGAATAGTTCTTCAGACGTTTGGTTTCTGGCTCATAATAAAGTGGGATAAAGTAATCCATCATGCCGCCATCACGGTCCTTAGCAATCTCAATTACGTTTGTTGCCTGATAAATCGGGTTATCATCTTTCCAACCAAACATTTGCTTACTAAGGCGTTTGAAATCCTGATTAACTCTATGCACAATAAATGCATTATCTACAGCATTTCCTAAATCTGCTGTACCAGAAATATCGTCCAACCGCAAAAATCCCATAGCCTTGCGAGGGTGTGCCACAAACAAAATATGTACATTATAAGGCTTAGCAATCTCACCTTGCAGTGTCAAAATAAATTTGGTTTGTGCCTCATATTTGTTTTCTGACATACCGGAAATATCGAAGGTCATAAGGTTATCTAAAATCAACATATCCAACTTGTCAGCCTCTATTTTACGTTTAAATTGTTCTTCCACCGCTTGAAAATCAAATCCGTATTCGTTGTTGTATAACCAGAAT